TCTATAACCTCTGCGTCAATATCATTTAAATCGTAGTGTTCAAAGTCCATATTCATTCTCGCCTTATTTAATCTACACCATAGCCAACAAAGGTAATTAAGTCCATTTTAATGTATAATCAAGATGTGTGTGGGCTAGAGGCTAGTGAACATTAAACACTAGAGCGCGGTTGACCCTCCGGACATAGCCTCCTTAGATCAGTCAGCACTGAATAAGGAATAGATTAGAGATTCGATACACACACAATTATGCTGGTGAGTCACTATCATAGTCCTCATATCTATCATTAATCTCAATCTGAGGTTAAAGGGTTTACCTTACCTGATTATAAAGTCTAACTATCTAAAAATTAAATAACTCGCTCTCACCCATAAGTGGTCTGTTTATTTGGTTTGTTTCTATGGTCTGTTTATTAATGGTTACCTCTGACGTAACTATTGGGGTTACATCTGCCGTAACGGTCGGGGTTACATCTCCCGTAACAGTTACCTCTGGCGTAATGGTTACATCTAAGGTAACTAATGCATCCTCTAGCTTCAGACCACCTTCTTTCAGAAACAATTTTTTTTCGAGAGAGACATATATACATACATATCACTCGCCTTCGGAGGGGGGGGTCTACTCTGACTCTTTACCTTCATCATTGCCTGACCCGTCATATTTCTTTCGCTGAATTGACACTGTCAGTCCGCCGGAATCGCCAGTGCTTATCTCTGTGGCTTTAAGGGTCGGCACCAAGTACTTCGCTAGTGCATTGAATGCAACCACTGACTCCTTACGATCGCTTATATCACCACTACTGTTAGCAGTGTCTCTTATCTGTACGCATTGTTCGGCTAGCTCCTCAATGACAGAGAAGTCTTTACCATATAAACGCTTTAGCCTAGCCTCTATTGCTTGCTGTATTGCTCTCTGAGGCTTGTTTTTACTACCCTTTGGTCTACCAGCCATGTCCTATCCTCTAATAACCATCTAAAATTTAAGTTAACCCTTTGTATTCATTGATCAAAATATAGCCAAACTGATCATTATTTAACCAATTATAGCATTAAAGCTCAGTTAATCTCTATTGATATAAGATAATCGAATAAAAAAAGGGCTTGCATCATATACACTTGCAAACTAATGAATGGTAGGCTGTCTACTCACTAAACAAACGAGGGTAGACAAATGCAATACATTATAGACAATGATCGTTCAGATGCTCAGTTAATAGCAGCACGTTACTTAGCAGACAAAGAGAACCAAGCCAAACAAGATCAACGCGTTAACATCGCTTTATATGTCATCTCTGTCTTGCTGATAGCCACCTACTTAAATTCACGTTACTTTTTTAGTTGATACCACCGAGCGCATTAGAAATAGTGCGCTTTATAGTACCAATTCATAAACAAACGAGGTTACACCATGACAGATTTAATTGACTCACAATACAAGCTAGAGCAAGAAGCGAAAGAGATCGCAATGATGGCATTAATAGAGAATAGGGAGTACGGAACTGATCCATACGATACTATCCACGAAACAGTTGATGGTCATCAGTCTGTTATCTATACCTATAGAGCCACTATATTGTGCGCTAATTGCGACACCGACAATGGCGAAGAGCATCTTGATGACATAGGTTATAAAGCAGTCTCATTTAATGACTATGCGACAAAATTAGCTTATGCCGTTCTACTTGATGCCTCTATTAACCAATACAATGAGGTTACATCATGAGTAACTATCAATCAGCCATTAAAAGAATAAACGGCGCTCAATCTGCACTTGAAATAGAACGAATCGAACAAGGTTTGTGCAATGTTCACGCGCTAGGCTTTTTAACAGATTCCGAGCTGATGCGACTAGATATAAAAATGCTTGACCGTATCAATCAATTATTAAAGGAGGTTACAGCATGAAAATTGAAACGATGGATAAAGCAAACGCGCAAATAGTCCGTGCAATACTTGAAAATGATCTGGCCCCTATTCTCGCAGAGTATGGGCTTAAACTTGAACTAGGAAATGCCGGATATGACAGCGATTCAGTCAAATTCAGCGGTTTCCGTATCTCATTGGATACAGCACTGAGTAAATCAGCATCAGCACTAGCCAGCGAGTTAGCATTCCGCGATAAGATGAACCACCAGCCGCTAGATCAAAACAAAATCCACAAACAAGGGAAACATGCCTTCATTCTCTCAGGCTATAAGCCGCGATCAACTAAAAAGCCGTTTATTGTCGACTGTTTACAAGGTCATGGCGAATACGTTATCACTAACGATACCGCATTGGCATGGTTTGGGGTGGCATCGTGAATATGCATATGCTTTATGGCCGTTTTTGTTTGTCCTACAATCTAACCAATAGCGAGTGGTGGGTACAAGATAGGTTTCAACATATGGGCGCTTATGGTCGATATTCTGAAGCCCTTACCGCGATAGACAATCGAATCGGGGTGGCATCATGAAAGTATTAGTCGCATGCGAGTACAGCGGGAAAGTCAGGGAGGCTTTCCGCGCACTTGGGCATGATGCGTATAGCTGCGACCTGCTACCCGCAGACGATAACAGCCCTTATCATTTTCAAGGGTGCTGTATTCCTATAATTGAACAAGGTTTTAAGCTTGTGATACTTCACCCGCCTTGCACCGCCCTAGCCGTTTCAGGAAACGCTTGGTACGGAACTGGAATGCCTAAGAATGCTGAAAGGCATAGGTCTATTGATTGGACTATGGCACTATTTGATCATGCCAAAAATCACGCACCTATGGTGGCGATGGAAAACCCTGTAGGAGTGTTACCAATAAAGCCAACGCAATACGTGCAGCCTTGGATGTTCGGACACCCAGAAAGTAAAAAGACGGGCCTATGGCTTCACAACCTCCCGCCATTAGTCGAGACTAACAACGTCAAAGAGTTATTCGACACACTACCTAAGAATCAACAGCAAAGGTTGCACTATTTACCGCCTAGCGCCGACCGCTGGAAAATCAGATCAGAGACATTTACCGGAATAGCGGAGGCAATGGCCTCTCAATGGAGCGTATAAAATGAAAATTAATACACTAGAAAAAATGGAAATACTTATATTGGGCCTAAATGCTGGGCGTGAATTAGGAATAATGGTTGCATCGGGAAAAGACGGCTGGATAATTTGCGACGATATGCATGGCCTAGGCTTTCGGGTTGATGATGACGGGACAGTCGAGAGCTGGATAAATAGCGCTGAAGAGGAAAAAGACAGATACACCATCAAGGGCTGTATTTCTGAATCTAAAAAAGAAGCCAAGGAATACTTTAAACGAAAAGCAAAATAGCTAGGCAAGGGGGCTTCCTTCCTCCTATGAAACCAGTCTGACCCGCTGGGCCGAAAAAGGGTCATCTAGCCTCCTTTTTAGGGGGCTTTTTTATACCCTGTAGGTTGGCATAGGTGGGGGTGATAAAAGCCCTTAGAGAGCACTACAAGCGGTCTTTTTCGGTACTTATGAGCCTTTCAAGGTACCATTTGGCCTTCTCTAGTGATTCAACGCCCCCTTTATCCTTGTACCGCCATAAATACTTTAAAGCGCATGCTTTACAGTGCCCCGCAAATGCTTCTTTGCTCATGCTCGCTTCGATTGCGTCGATACATTCAATCCCACCCTGATTGTAATGGGCCGGATTGTTCACCATGTCACCGAGCGGGGTATTCCCTGCCAAAGCACTTTTTGTGTTGTGCGTAATTGTCCGTGGCTCGATAGCGGGGTAGCTTTTTTGCAATTCTTTCCATTTAGTCATCATTTTCACCATATTTTCCGCGTAAATAATTTAAACTGACTGGCAATTCGTCACAACCGCCATCGGCAACTTCGTTCAGCATCCAAATTCCACGCCAGGACAGATTAGTTTGCGGGGTAAGGTAGTCCTCATGGCCCTGATAGAAAATTCCAGCGAACAGCCCTAGAATGTTTGTTCCATCTGCCCTTCTGCCGTAGGCTACGTCTTTATCCTGAACATGACCCATTACGCAGCTCATCATTTTCTTAGTGATCAGGCTACGCGCACTAGCTACTGGTCTGCCCATAATTCCAGACGTAAAGTAATGCGAGTAAGCTATGCCATCTAGGACTGCTACTTCTAAGAAATCGTAGACTTCCCAGCCCATCTCTTCTAGCTTGAAATCCTTATAGCTTATCAACCCTTCTAGCTTTTCATCGCCTTCAATAGCTCGCTCAATTCTGTACTCGTGATTACCCAACGTAAACACCATGCGTGGATTCCACTGCTTTTGCTTGTTGGCCCTCAATCTATGCTGTTCTTTGCGGATAGGGTCTAAAAATACCTCCATCGCATCAATACCTGCTTGAATATCATCTGTATACCTCCTGCCAGCAAAGGATTTCTTTCCCACATCCCATGATGATAAGCTGGGCATGTCCCAGTGGTCGCCAATGTGGACAATAACGTCAGGCTTCTTCTCTGCGGCGTACTGACCAGCCCAGTGCAAATGGTCGTTAGGCTCGCCAGGTTTCACCTGAGTATCTGGGATTATCATATGCCTTTTGGTAGGCGGTCTTGATTTAACTAGGTTGATAATGCTTTTAATTAGATTCATTTTTTGCTCCATAAAAAAAAGCGCCACTATGGGCGCTCTAAGTCATCTTTCGCCACTGCGGTTAAACCACAGACAACGAATATTATCATATAAATCAACACTGCAAACACCATCAAGAAATGAGGGCATATTATATCGCTCTCCGATATGATCGCAAATGATTGTTTTTCATACAGTACATACCATTATGTAATTGGTAGTCCGTTGTCGCCACAGGTGGACTAGTCCTGCCAGAGAGGGGAAAGTTAGAACCCTTGGCATTTTTTTAATGAACTTTAACAAAAGGACTGCTTGTATTTTCTTCTGCGTATTTGTCCATCCATTCATCGGTGCAAGGGATAGCGTTTAGTAGCAAATAAGCAGAGTCTTTATCTAACTTGTTATCGCCTAAATACAATTCTTCTGCAACTCCCATCAATTTATAAAACTCTTCGTATGTGTTTATGTCCTGTACATTTTTAAGCTCTTTATTTTGCATATATTACTCCTTTATACATCATGATTTGCGTTATTGGTAGTCCGTTGTCGCCACAGGTGGACCAGGCCTGAACACGGGTCGAGGTGACCTGGCTTATAAAACCACTGCAATCGCAAGTACCAGAAGTATCAACACGACCTGCCCATTGCTTAACTGCGCCTTCGATAGAAACCACTGTTTGATTAGTTGTCGATTCGCAAATTTGTGTGCTTCTTTAATTTTATCCTTCATGCTTCACTCCTAAAAAGGGATGTCTTCATCTATTTCAGTGGAATTTGCTTCGAGTTCGCCCGTCCACTCGTTGTTTGTTTGTTGCTGCACTCTTTCAGTTTCACCTAAAAAGAATACTTTAACATTTCCCAAAATTGGAGTCTTAACACCCTGCTCGCGCTCTTCTTTGTCTACAGCCTGACTGATAAAACCATTATTTTCGTATTGATCCTTTTGATCTGTGTCTACAAAGGTAGTCAGATCAAGGTAAGTACCCTTTGCCCCCTTGTATAAACGGGCCTTATCAATTTTTGTAACGTCGATTCTTACTGATATTCCTACTTTCATTTTAAATTCCTCACTTCGGATATTATTTCAGTTACAGCTAAGATTACTTCTTTAGCCAATTTTTCGATGAACTCTTCATCACGCTCTACTCTCACTATAAAGGGTTTCATATCTGGGTGATAGGACATAAAATCCCACCACTTACGCCCCGTAATCCACATGCAACCCTGCACTTGGGCATAATGTTTACTGGGGCATACTTTCTTACGACTCCAATCAACATGGTTGTGCGGAGCTGGGCATTTAATCTCTAATCCACCATCTTCGCCCACCAAACCGTCAGGAGAGCAGCCAAACTCACCACTATTGTCCAGAATAAACCCAGTTTCTATGACTTTAGTATCAGTCATAAACTCGTACATTGCCTTTGAAGAGGGCTCCAACTCATTGCCTCTAGTCATCCATTCTGAGACAAAAACAGGATCAGACTCACCCACTATACGTTCAGCAATAAGCGTGCAAATATACTTATCTGCTGATGCACTGGGCTTTCCTGTAGACGTAATCAGTTTGTGGAACTGACTGGCACTAGGTCTACCTAATCTAGCTGCCAGCCATCCATCCGAGCCTTGTTCTGCTTCAAGAATTTGCATCTTGGGCCTTCTTATTTAACATTGCGAGAGCGCGATCAAAGTTAACCGCCCTAAGTTGGTCAACAGTCGAGCAGGTGAACAATTGGCAGAACTTATCTACATCAGAGTCCGTTATTTCTAACAATGCTTTTAACTTCGCTGCCTGAGTAGAGTCGATAGGGGCATCCTGTACCGCGCTAGGCAAGTCTTCACCGGCATATAGGTAGATGCCTAATCCATGCATACTGATACACTTAACAAGACATCTCATGCGGGCATCAGAAACATCACGAGTGCTAGGGTTGGAAATAGATTTGTTTCTATTATCCATTACGGGCAACCACATACTATGCGTCTTTCCCTCTACAGTAACTGCGACATTAACTTCACAAGTTTCGTTGGCTAGGAAAGTAGGTGGGCAAAAAGTATAGGTCGAATCAGGATAATGCTCCATCAGTGTCTGCCATGCCCATGCCCATGATAGATAGGATAGGTTGCCCTTCTTTTCTACGTTTTTAGTACAGTCGATAGCTGATAAAGTTTTCCATACATTACTCATAAGTCTTCTCCCAAATTTTTAGCATACGCATATTGCCTTTGCTCCCACTCTGTTGCTTGAGCGCCAGCATTTTCAGCAGCTTCATAGGCTTTTGCATAACCCTCGTAATATTTGTCATCTTCACCGTACAATGCTTCATGTCCGTGAACACAATCGTACTCGCCACGGTCAAAGTGCGACATTAGATCATTAATAAAGTTGTGAAAGTAATCCATGTTGTCACATGGGCTTCCGGTACGGTTGGGGTCTTCGTATCTTCTCATAATAACTTCCTCTTTTTTGTGTTTGTCCGTTTATTTTACACACCTGCAAATAAAAAACAACTATTGTTGCAAATTAATTAACATTTGCTATGATGCAATATCACTACCTGGAGCAGAACATGAATATAAGCGCATCATTTAATCATTTTATGCAGCATCGCGGGTTTACACAAGCCGAGCTATGCCGAGAAAGTAAAATGTCACCCGCCTCACTGTCATTAATTATAAAAAATAAACGATCACCTTCCTTTGCTACATTAGTTTTAATGGCCGAAACCTTTGAAGTGAAGCTTTCAGAGTTCATAGCGGCGGGTGAATAGTGGATAAGCCTGCTTATTATGCAATTATCCCTGCTAATGTACGTTATGACGCACGGTTAACGCCTAATGCCAAGTTACTTTACGGTGAGATCACTGCCTTATGCAATGAGACAGGTTATTGTTGGGCAATGAATGCTTATTTTGCCGAGCTTTATGGTGTAAGCAAGACATCAATCAGTGCCTGGATAGGTAATCTAAAGGAGGCTGGACACATTACAGTCCAGATGAACTACAAGGAGGGTAGCAAACATATCTTGAATAGGTATATAAGAATCCTTGGGGAGGGTATACAAGATAACTTGGCCCCCCCTGTAAGATTACTTGAGGAGGGTATACAAGATATCTTTGTAGATAATAATACAATTAATAATACAACTAATAATACAGTTAATAGTATAGGTGATTTTGATTCATTTTGGACATTCTATCCTCGTAAAGCAGGTAAAGATGCAGCAAGGAAGGCATGGGATAAGCTAAGACCTGAGATACCTATCATGCAGATGATCGCTGAAAACGTAAAAGAAAGAGTAGATAAGGGTGAATGGCGTAAGGATAACCAGTCATTTATTTTACATGCTAGTACCTATTTAAATCAAAAACGCTGGGAAGATGAAGTTGTTGACCAGCAAACACAAACTAAACCACAAACTAGAATCAAGCCTGATTCGATAAGGTCTACTTCATTAATTGATGAGTTAACCGACAGATCATGGGCTGAGTGAGGAGATAAAATGACACAACATGACCGAGTATTAGAATATTTAAACGATGGCAAGAAACTAACCTGCCTTAACGCCTTTTCTGAACTAGGCATTACTCAGGTAGCGTCTAGGATATTGGAGCTAAAGAGAGAAGGCCATTTAATCTTAAAAAACAACGTCAAAGTAACTAACCGCTATGATGAGAAAGTTACTGTCGCTGAATACTACATGGAAAGGAGATAATTTATGGCTACTAATATACCTCGGCAGGTGCCGTTCAAAGGAGATCACCCATATTTTAAGGACGGTGAGCGGTATACTTGTTCTCAATATGCAAACTGGACTCAAGATAACTGCGAGGATGGTGGGGTTACTCCATCTACCATTAAAAGCAGACTTTATGAGCTGCATTATTGCAAAAATGACCACCTGTTAAGCCCGAAAAAGTTTAAGATACGGGAAAACAAGGTTGTAAAAAAGGTAAGTTGGCGAGAATCCAGGAAAAAATTATTAACCCAGCCGCGTCTTACGGCTGACGAGGCATATAACCAAACATGGTTGAGCAGGAAAATTGTTTTTTAAGGAGATTAATATGGCAGAAGGTTATACAGTTAACAGCAAAAGCAGGCTTGAGGAATACAAAGTCTTTGCTGAACAGTTGTTTGAGGAGAAAAAGTACGTTACCTTTAACTACAAATTAGGCAAGCCTAGAACGATTAAGCAGAATAGTGCCATGTGGGTTTTCTGCCGGCAGATAGCGGAACGGTGTAATGATGCTGGATATGAAATGCAAACAACTAGCCCTGTGCTATCTAAAACTATTGAGACTCCTTGGACGGAACGAAGTGTGATGGATAAAATTTGGATGGTTGTGCAAACTGCTATGTTCCCTGATAAAAATGAAAGCAGTGACGAGCTAACGACTACAGAAGTTACTCCCGTGGCTGAGACAATCATTAGACACCTAGGAAAAACTTATGGCATACACGTTATTTTCCCTACTAAAGAGTTTAAAGATGGCAATTAAGCGAGATGCAGCAGACAAGTGGTTTTCAGATGTAGTCAGGAAGAATGCTGGCTATGTCTGTGAACACTGTTATAAGGTAGATGCCAGGATGGAGTGCGCTCATGTCTATGGCCGTGCAGCTAAGTCAGTGCGTTGGTCATTAGATAACGCTGTGTGCCTCTGTCATTACTGTCACAGGACGTTTACTGCTAACCCTATAGCTTTTAGTGACTGGTGTTTAAAACGTCTAGGAGAGGGCCATATGGAGCTTCTAAGGGCTAAGTGGAATGTACTGATGCCTACAAATAAATTATTACGGGCTGAGATAGCAAAACACTACCGAGAAGAGTTTAAGAAGATGGATGCAGATGCTAATTACACGCCAATATCGTATAATTGACAACTAAATACATTATCAGTGGTAATTGAAGGTCAAAAAAAAGCCCAGAAATTAATCTAGGCCTTTTAGTTTGGTTTGGTTGGTAGCACAACCTTGCCAAGAATATGAAAACCTCAACCTGGAGCTAAAGGCGCAGAAAGTCATCATGTAGTCAAGTTTACTAAATTGGAGACTGTTATGTCTACTGGATTTATAGCTGAGTTAAGCAAGAAGTGTGACCAAAATGACTTACCTAGTCATAAGCAAACACTGTTTAATATTATTGAGTCGATGCTTTATCTTGACGCTAAACCAATAGATGTCAGAGAACAGCTTGATCAACTATGGGCAGACATAGAGTTGGAGATAGACTTTTTAAGCGAGCCACCAGGAGAAGAACAAATAAGTTTGCTTAATCCTACCTTTGATGTAGAATAGCTGTGTAGTTAACACTACAAGGCAGTATATTTTACGATGTTCAATCTACCCTGATATTTTAGCCTCACTATGTGGGGCTTTTTTTTAATAGCACCAAGCTACCGGTATACCTTTCCTAGTATCAACATGGACAAACTTCTTGTGTAATCCTATGCCAGTAAATCCCATTGCTGTTGCTTTCTCCAGAATCGCATAGGATTCTGCTCCGCTGTTAACCTTGATGTCTGCTGCAATACCTTGGGCGTGAGTTCCTGGGTTCTTCTTGGCTGCTTCGATGCTATGGGTCT